TTAAGGCAACAATTCACCACTAATTTAATATCGGGAATTTATCAGAGTCTTTTCTGTCCTGAAATCCCTGATTATGCGATTAAATTCACAGATAATGATTCATATTTAACAGTTCCGTATTCCGAGGATATAAATTTTTCATCGGGTGACTTTACTGTCGAGTCATGGATTTTATTAGACAAGTCAGTTTCTTATAGTGCGTCTGTTCATTCTTTCTTTAGGCAAACTAACAATGCTGCAGATAACAGCACTACTCAATTTATTTTAGGTACTGGTGCTACAGAAAATAGTTTTAGATTTTTGACCAAAAACTCAACAAATGCTAGTTGGACAATTGATAAGACTTTTGGTAATTTTCCAAAAGGCAGATTTCATCATGTGGCACTCCAAAGGTCGGGAAATACTTTGTCTGTATTTGTAAATGGTATTGAATATGTAATGTCAACAAATGCGCCTACCTTTATTGACTCACAACAGCAAATGATGATTGGTGGCACTCCACTTGGGTATGGCATTACTGGGTATATGTCAAACATTAGGTTTGTCAAGGGGACTGCATTATACACAGATGGATCCACTCCTAGCTTGACCGCAAGTGCAGTAAGTGGAACTACATTCCTAACCGGAGTAAGCACTAGTATTATTGATTCCTCGTCTACGCCTGCGACCATTACTGCGACTGATGCAACAGCAATTGATACTTCAACAGTTCCTAACCTTGGTTGCTATGAGCAGTCCAGCAACATGACATCTAGTATAGGCTTACAGATTTCAGGTGATAGTGAAAGGCTTACGTCACAAACAAACCCTAACACAAATGATTCACACGAATATGGTTATTTTGAAAACCTACCTGCATACCTAACTGAGATACCGTCTACAATCCATGCAAACAGTGGGGACTTTACTGTTACTCTTCCAGAGAGTACGAAAGTTTATTTAGTGGAGGATGATGCGTGGACTAAGGTAGCAAAAACTGGATGGACGGAAATATCAGATTCCAATGATATTGCTTTAACTGTTACTGATTTTCCTGGGTATGCTGGCACAGTATGGTCATCCATTAAAGTTTGGGAAAAAGTACTTCCTGCGGGCACGCATACTTTAAGTAATGTGTCGGCTTACTACTTCTTTGAGTCAAACATTGCTCGAATATCATCTACGATTGATCTGCAAATTGCAGATAATGGCGTACCATACACAGTAAATAACAATGACCCACATGGTTCTTTTGCCGACTTACCTCTTCAGTTAATTGGTCTCCAATCCACTGTTAATTGTAATGATGGCAACATTGAGGTCAATCTATCCAAACCCACAAAAACTTATCTTTTATATGCTAGTGGTTGGGCACAGAATGGCATGTTGGGTTCAAAAACTGGATGGACTAAAGTGATAAACACTAGTGCTCTTGAATTAAGTGGTGTTGACCAAAAGAAAGGGTGGTTTCTTTATGAAAAAATTCTTACTGCAGGCAAACATACCCTAAATAACTATTCTGCCTACTACTTCTTTGAAACAGAGGGTGCATTAGCTAATAATGAAATAATTGATGTTAGCTCAAATCAATATGATTTAGAAATATCAGAAAATTTTCACTCAAGTACTGGCTTTAGATCAGTGTATCCAAGTGCTGACACACCAACCTTACCTGGTCAGTGTGACTTCACCCGATATGATGTAGGTGAATATGCGACAGCGGATTTACCTACTACACTCCATGGAAACAGTAAAACTGTAACCCTCCAGTACAGATTACAAGAGTCAGTAAACCATAATTATCTAATTTCACTTGGTGACTCGACCCACCAAGCTTGGATGAGGGTCTATAATGGTAAATTCTCATTCGAGATTGGTGACCCAGGTCAATGGGCGATATATTTAGGTACCGAGATAACACCAGAATTAAACAAGTGGTATGATATTACATTTACTTATGGAAGTAATCGCGATGAAACTAGTGTAAGTATTGATGGGGTCTATTTTGATTACAATAACGCCAACACATCTGGTTCTCAAAATAACACAATGGCTGAAATTAACGGTGGAAAATTCGCCATTAATAGTTCTAGAAATGGGAACAACTCAGCAAATGCAGACTATAAAAATATTAAAATATTTGAAGGTCAGGCAACGGACATAAGCAGTATTGACCCTGCATCAACATCAATTCCCGCAGGATGCTCATCTTTGGTATTTGATAGTGCTAAAGGTGACGGTAGTGATGATAACCTAGAGTTTGCCATTAGTGGTAATCCTGGTTGCCCAGAAATACCCATAGCAGGTTCCTCTATCACCCATCATGGTGGAAGTGGAAATAATATTACAGTTGGCAGTAAGGGAAATTTTCTCGGCTCTAGCCATGCTTTTGAATTTGATGGAAATGGGGATGCATTAGTTTCTGATTTTGGTGCCTCAAATTCCATTGATGGTGATTTCACAATCTCATTTTGGGCAAAAAGACATGACAATTCACTAGCTAGCTCTTGGAATCAAAGAATGTTTACTATTGGGCACTCGAGCTCACTTTCACAAATTGGAGGTTACTTGGGGGTTTTTACTACTAGTAGTTTAATTGGAGTTGACCCTGTCAGTACGAGTAGTGGAGCAATATCGATTATAAAAGGCTCTATAGTATCTTCTAATCAGACTAGAGCAAGTGTGTCCACTCCACTCAATGAATGGTACCATATAGCACTTGTTCGATCTGGTGTGAATAATAAATTATACTTAGATGGAGAGTGCATAATAGAATACGAAGAGGCAACTATTTCTAGTATCCCTGGCCCACTTCATGTTGGCAGTGTAGTTCATACAGGTGGTAACACCTATGGTTCATTTGATGGTCTTATTCAGGATTTTAGAATTACAGAGACCGTTGATTATGTAACTAATTTCACACCGCCAACATCACTAACATCTCCGACTAGTGCAAAGCTATTACTTCAGGCTGATAAATATTGGAGTGATTTTACAACTAACAATGATATTGGTGTAAACGGTGGAACTATTGATAATATTTTTACTAACAATGACAATCCGTTAACTAAAAATTGGTATAGATTGGCAGGTTCTACTACTGGAACCCTTGAATTTTCTATTCCTATAAAATCAACAGACACAGTAGAATTTGGATATTTTAATGATGCATCATCCATTATCTTGAAGTCTGCGGGAAATGTAGATTTAGAAACCACAGAAAAAGCTGGAGGAACCATTGCTGAAGGCGGTAAATACAATCAAGATGTCTCTTCTCATTTTACATCAGATGTAAGTAAATTTACTCTTGAATCTGATTTTAATTGGGAGTTTGGATACATTAAAATTAATGGTAAAATCTTAAGTAATTTTGAAGACTTAAGTTCAAACTCATATAATGTAACCGCCCTAGGGGACACTAAGGTTATCGAACTTGAAGATAGCGAAGGGAGTTCGTCTGGTGATTTCAAATTCTTATATGACGGAAGTTGTGCATATACATTTGAGTTTTGGATGAAACCCGAAGAAATGACGCATACCGAAGTTATTGCACACACTGGAAGTGGTTTCAATGACGGAGTAAAATGGAATCTTACAACAGATGGCGGTATAAGATTTCGGATATACTCAGCTATTAGTGGTAAGACTTGGAGGACATTTAGATCTGCTGCTGGCGTGATTCAGAAAAACCAATGGCACCATATTGCAGTTACTCTCGATGATAATAACGCTCTTACAATGTATGTGGATGGTGTAGTACCTAATAAAGTCGCAGACTCGCTAGGGTCTTCTGATACGCTGACTACTGCAGATAAAGGTGAATTGACATTTGGTGGAGGGGGTAACAACTTCTACAGAGGTCAACTCCAGGATATAAAAATTACTAAAGGCGTAGTATATACCGAGGAGTTTACATCCGCATTTCCAATACCTTTAGCCGCAGGAACTCTTATAAGAGAAACTGATGAAGGTACATACACCGGGGATGGCAATCAAAGTAATGGATATGCGGTCAACCTTGGATATCGACCCATTGAAGTGACAGTTACTGCTATCTTGAATTGCACATATTGTGGTACAATGAAAATTCGTGATGGTGACCCAATAGTGGGGGCAAAAAGATACTTCAATGGTAGTGCCAGTGTTAATTATCCATCTGGTGAGTATGTAATCACTCAAAATGATTTTGACACTAAGAATGGTTATATTGAAATTACAGACACTGGATTTACTGCCTATGGTTGGGAAAATGACTCCGTGTTTAATTTAGCTACACAAAACTACACTTATGTAGCTACCAAAAGCGAGTCATTCAACAGTGTTGGTGGCGGATATGGAGCAATAACCATTCAAGCAGATTACGGAACACATGCTGCATTTACTGGGGATGACCTTTCAGCTTTTGATAAGCAAGCATCCCTTAAGGACTATGTAGATGCAGGGAAGACAGCGTAATGCCAAAGAAAAAAAGCTCAAAGGGTAAGAAGGATGCCTGCTATTCCAAGGTGAAGAGTAGGTATAAGAAATGGCCGAGTGCATATGCTTCAGGTGCTTTAGTTAAATGTCGAAAGGTGGGTGCCAAGAACTGGGGGAATAAGTCGAAAAAGAAATGAAGAAGAGCGCCCATAAGAAATATCCGCGTAGCCAAAAGGGAATCACGCAAGACCCAAGACCAGGTGCTTCAAAGCGACCGTTTAAAGTAATGGGCACAGGATATGACTTCAAGTCCGCCAAGAGGGCAGGTCTTAAACCAGATAAGACTGGTCATTGGCCAAGCAGGGACCCTAAGACCGGACTATTACTTAAAGGTCGTGGTCATCCCACGTGGCACAAAACTGTAGAGGGTGAAAAAAAGGTAGGGTATGAAATTTATAAAGCAAAAAACGGTAGATACTACTCCAGGAAGAAGAAATAATGGCAAAGGAGGGTCTCAGAAAATGGTTTGGGCGTAATGGCGGTAAGGGATGGATTGATTGCAAAACGGGCAAACCATGCGGTAGGAAGTCAGCCAAAGGAAAGAGCAAGCGACCATATCCTGCATGTAGACCCACTAAGGCACAATGTACCTCAGCTAAGAAAAAGAAAACTGGACCGGCTCGAATTTCGTGGAAAAAGAAAACATCTAAAAAGAAAAAGAAATGAAATACGGAAAAAAATCTAAAACCAAATCCAAAGCATTTAAACCATGCAGGGGATGTCCTTCACCCACAGCTTGTAAGAGAGCTAAGAAATGTAAGAAAAAGAAATGAAAAAAGGAGGAGCTTGTTGTATGAAATGTGCGGGTAAAAAAAGAAAATCTGCAAAGAAAAAACCTGCGAAGAAAAAACCCACTAAGAGGAAATACTAATGCCAGCTAGAAAGAAAGCATGTAAACCCACCAAGGGTAAGCGATTTGCCAAACGGGTAAATGGCAAGTGCCGTAGCTTTGGGCAGAAGGGTAAGGCCAAGAATGGTAAAGATAGAATTCAGCCGTCGACCAAGAAGGCGGATGCCTACTGTGCTAGGTCTGCAGGTATTAAGAAGTGTAAGAAACCACCCTGTGCTAATGCTCTATCCCGTAAGAAGTGGAAATGCCGTGGTAAGAAGTCAATGCGATGACCGAGATAAATGAGAACGCTTCCGCTAAAGTACAGCTTGCTTTTGCCGCCAAAGTAATCGCTCTCGTGGGGAGTGCGGTATGGTTAATAGCTGAGTTTAAGGCAGATACAACATCACTTGAAAATGATGTAATTAGGATGCGACACGAAATAGAACTCAATAGCGAATTCCGGATAAAATGGCCGAGAGAGGGTGAACTTCCTGCAGATGTTATGCAAAACATGAACATCGAGTTAATTAAAGAAAGACTCGATAAGATTGATGCGCACCTTGATGAACTAAGAGTTAAGTGATGCACACTCACATACTAAGAACTGATAAGACTGAATATACAGTTATAACATCAAGTTCTAGGTGGGATTGGGAAGAGTTTTTAGTGGGTAAGATTGAAATGTTTCTAGATGTTGTAAAAATTACCACCCGAGCAATTGAAGATAACGGCGATGTCACAGAAGCAACATTTAAGTAACTTGGAATTAATAGAAGAGATTGATCGAGGGTGGAGGTATTTTTGGAAAAAACGTGGATTTGATGAACCACCCCCATTGGTAGATCCAGGTTACGAGTTTGGCGGGAAAGAATTTAAATTTAAAAATGAAGAGAAGTCCACTAAGGAGAGTAAGCAAGAAACGCCAAAGGGAGTTCCAGGAGTATAAGAAATTAGGGAATGAATTCCTTAAAAACAAGCCATGTGAAAAATGTGGGAAAATGAAGAAGTTAGATATTCACCACAAGGCTGGCAGGGGGCGCTTCTACCTTGATATAAGCACCTGGATGGGGGTATGCAGGGATTGCCATGATTACATCCACAGAAACCCGTCAGAGAGCAGAGAAAATGGGTGGTTAATATGAGTAAGGATTACCATGAACAAACTGATCAGTTTGAAATGGAACTAGATAATCTAATAACTAAATATACAGAGGGTGACGCAGATTCCCCGGAGGCAGAAGTTTTAAATTCTCCATTAGAACCAAGACTAAACTTCCAAACTATGGCAGGATGCCTTTTATTTGAGGCAATGCAGTTAATGATGACTAATGCTGTAACTTTTAATGATGACGAGTTTGATGAAGAAGGCGATACCCCTTAACTGCTTTAAGGTGCCTGCATTTTTTAAATGGCTTAATTCCCCGTTTTAATTTCGGTGCTATATTGCACACAAACCATTCACAACTACATTCCCCAAATCCATCATTTGCGTTCATATCAACTAGGTGGCAAACGCTCGGATTTCTGAGCGAACGAACTAAATAAGTACCCTCGTCATACGGCTCTACATTATTAAATGCCATCCTTTATGTAAGCAACCACCCCCATACCATAACGATTATTAGCATTAGTAGTATAAACCCCGTGTCCTTAATCATATCATCCCATTTCATGCATTTCCTCTATCTACCACATGCGAAAATTCGTAACCCATCATTTTTGCATAATTTTTCCCCTGACGAATTGCTTCATCTTCGGTTCGTTTTTGTACTTCAAGTAGTACTTTAATTTTTTTAATACGCGGATTTTTTATTCTCCCATATCCCATTATTTCGAATTTTTTCAACCTGTTATATTTGCTCATTCTTGTATGTGGTGGGCATACTACATCTTGAGTATCCCACATCCATGCTATCGTACAGTAGTAATCAAAGGAAACATCCCCCCCATTAGGGGGGATGTTGTTGTTAGAATCACCAGGGGGCATCCTCTGATTCTTCTTTGCTTGTTTCCGGTTTAGAAATGTATCTAGAATTATAGCACCTAAAAGAAATATCAGTTCTCATGATTGGTTTACCGTCGTCATTCCTGATAACATTACCATCTTTCTTAGCTTCGTATTTTTTCATTATGATGTCTCCCTCAAAGAAGCCAACCTGACCTTTTTTAAAGGTGGCAAGTTTTTCAGCAACTTTCTCCCATCCCTCAATATCGAAAAATGATGCATGATCCTCACCGCCAACTTTTCTGTTAACAGCAACGCATATTTTAGTAAGCTTTCCAGCTTTCGTTTCAAGTACCTCAGGTTCGCGAACGAGGCGACCTGATATCATATATTTTGTATAGTTCATAATCTTATTAGTTTAGTTGAGATTTTTGTTTCTCTTCAAATTTTTGCAGGGAAGCCTTAAAGTCCAACTCTATTGGACCCAATGCTCCATTCCTTTGCTTGGCTACTTCGATGAAGGTTTTATCACCCTCCTTATCTTCTTTCTTCCAGAGCATAAGTACCACATCAGCATCTCTGCCAACACGGTCTGAATCAGCTAAATCAGATAAGCGTGGACACGCATTTGTCTGATCGGCATTTCGGTTTACTTGGCTCAACATCACTACTGGAATTTTTAATTCCTTAGATAAGTTTTTCATTGCCCAAGTAATTCCCGCGACCTGTTGTTCTCTAGGTAACCTACGATCTTCAGGTGCCACGATCTGACAATAATCTACTACCACCAAATCCAATGCGTCCCTTTTTAGTTTTATTGCCTTTGCGCGAATTTTAGAAGCAGTCATGTCACCCGCATCTTCCATGAAAAGTGGCGCCAATGATAGGAACTGCTTTGCCTTCTCAACTGCCTCGATCTGACCCTTAGTCATAACCTTATCAACCATAACTCTCACGGGAACACCTGACACATTGGCAAGCATCCTCTCCATTACGGATTCATTAAGCATTTCTACGGAGAAAAACTGAACTGTCTTTCCGGCTCGCAATGCACCCAATGTCATCTCAATTGCAAAGGCAGTTTTCCCCACACTTGTCCTAGCTGCTAATGTGATTAACTCTGCTTTCTTAAAACCCGAAGTCATCGAATCGAGCTTTTTCAATCCTGTAGGTACACCACTAACCCCTTCGCAGTTTTGTCGCTCTAAAATACCTTCCCAAGCTGAGGCAACAACTTCAGCCCCTGTTTTAAGTTTGGTGTTATCTTTAAGTGCTAAATTGGAAAATTCATGACCTCCTGTACCAATGATATCCATACCTCTCGTTCCTTTTTGGTAGGCTTTTTCAAGTATTGAGTTACATGCATCGATGGTCTTTCGCTTAAGATAAAGATCCTCTACTTTCTCCAATAAAAATACAAACTGAGCAGAGGTCTCAACTCTCCCGAAAAGGTCAAATACATCTGTACGATGCGAATCGTCTACGGATAGTGCGATAGTGATGTCATCGACACTCTTACCACGCTTGTCGTGTTCAAGCATTTGCTCGAACACAATTTGTGCGGTAACATCCACAAACCATTCCAAATTTGCCCCTTTCTCCATGAGATCAAGCATTAGATCGGTATTTTTCCCAATGCACGCGAGCAATCCTTGCTCGGCATCCACATCGTAAGGTTTAAGCCCCACGGAATTCGTCAATGTAGTATCCATCAATGTCATTTATATTTTTTACGTTTTTGTGCTTTTCGTACCATTCGGTGTGTTCTTTCTCCATCCAATCCAAGACCGCTTCAAGTACGACACCCTCAGTCTCAGCTTTCTCCGTAGGCTCCCAATCCTTGTTGTTCGTAATCCAAGTCGTGAGACAACATCCCCATTTGGCAATCGGCTTATTGCCTTGTTTCCAACCATTTGCTTCGTAAAAGTCGAAGAACTCTCTTGCCTTGGGTTTAGCGTTGGGAATGCGTCGATACTCGAAATATTCCAAGCATTCCTCGAACGACCTTGGTTTCCTTCCATTTCCAAGAGAAACTTTTTCTTTTTTGGATATACCTTTAGGTATATCTTTTTTCTTTTGGGAAGAGGGGGGTGTGGGGGGAGAAACCCTTTTCTTTCGTTTGGCGCCAACTTTCTCAGAAGAATTACTATCCCCATCGTGCTGAACCATGCTATTTTCCTCACCTTCCGAGCTATTTGACCCACCTTTTGTTTTTTTAGGTTTGGCGCCAACTGTACCACCAAGCGACATGGCAAGTAGAACATTCGCCACAGCATTCTTCGGTTCACCCGAAATGCTCGATAAAGCCTCAATCCGATTGATGATTTCATCGGAAGTCCGAATCGTGAATCTAGTCCTGTCGCACACATTCCACCTCCTCAATTTCTTCTAAATGAACATGGATGCCAACCGATTGAGCTCGCATTTTAGTGAACCTCAGTACCACGACTTGGGCATCATCATTCCAGAATAAAAGTTTACCCATAGCATCTAGAAACATTTTGCATAAATTATCAGAGTCGGGTTTCTTCCAATGGAATGTCCACCCCTTCTCCTTTATCGCCTTCTTCTCACTAGAGAGGAAAGGGAGCTTATAATTGATCGTAAGCCTAAGAGGGCCTTGGCAAGGTTTCTCAGGGCGAAAAGGCATAAGTAATGACAGAAAGTCTGCTTCTTGTTTTTTTCCTTTCGCTGTAGTGAATGAAAATGGTTTTCCATCTTTTTTGACTCCTATTCTTTTTGCCGACTGAGCAGTACTCCTCGGCGGGTTACATCTTATAAAAAAGGCTTTCATTTTACTCTCGATAATGCCTCCGCTTTTGGCTTTTCGGTTATGACACCCTCAAGTATTTGCTCTAACTCTTCTACTGCATCTTTTCGCTTCAAGTTGGCGCCATTTTCATTTCTCTTTTCAGTCCAAACTTTTACTAACTTACTCATTGAAATGCTTGATGCCTTGAGGAGTTCCTCCCATTTCAGTTGGTTCGTGTCCATGATGCGCTCTGCACATAAGTTGGCGTCAGATATTGACTTTACATTTCCACTTGACCTAAGCTTCCAACCTTCAATTTCGTCTCCATCACTAAGGTGTTTTTTAGCCCTAGACTTAACTGCACTTGCCCATTTTTCTGCGAGTATGGCAATTTCCAATGCCCATGGTAAACTAGTCTCATCTAGCCCCTTCTCGCCACACAATGACTCTTCTTGTATCGTTGTTGCAACCTCTTCGCAATGCGCCAAACCATTACAGAATTTGCATTGTTTTAAACCGACAACTTTTTCTGCAGTTTCAGAATTAGCAGTAGAAATAATATTGCTTACTAATTCTTTTAACTCTTCCAATCTATCGGTCGAGTATTCGACCAAGGAGTAGGAAGGGTAGGGAAACGGCTCAACAAGAGCACAAAATATTCTCTTCATGCCCTCAGTATTTTGGTAGACTGCAAGTGCTTGAGCTAGTAGCTGAATATTATTCTGAGCTTCCGTGTGGTCGCCATACAGAGTCTTCCAGTCAACCAAGAGGTAAACATCCCCGTCATACTGTCTCAAGAGATCGTATTTAGCAGAATAAAGTTTATCTTCGTTTTCGTTAAACCAAATTCTCTTTTCCAACCATTGATTTTCAAAATGTTGCTCTGCTTGAAAAACTTTTTGACCAATATCTAGTTCGACTCGCTTTAAAATTTCTAAAGCCCTACCCACACAATCCCGTTGAGCGTCGTCTTCAATTTCATCATGAGCAAGTGTTCCGAGAATGACCTGTTCGATTAGGTCATGCCTTAAAGTACCCTCGTTCGCGTCCGAACCACTAGTGCTTGGAAATAGCTTTTGATAATTAAAACTTCCAGGACATAGCTTCATTTGTTCTATGCCCGATGCGGAGGGTAGTCCCTCCCTTTCGTCAGTTTCCGAATCCATCTGTTTTGTCGTTTGACTTTTTAATAGATTGCTCAAGTGCCTTTTTCATAAAGAGGTCTTCCTTAGACGGAGTCTTTGGCTCTTTAGTCTTATGGTCTATTGTAGGGTCCCAATTTGATCGCCACCATGCCAACTGACTTTCGGTAAGGTCTCCTAATTTTGTTCCTTCATGTCTGGAAAAATGAATTACGCATTCTTGCCAAGGAATTTCTTTCTTAGGTTTTTCTACCTTAGGTTCTACCTTTTTAGGTTCAATGGGCTTATCCTTGAAGCTGTCTGCTTCCTCCTCTGAATAAACTTCTCCATGAATGCCAACTAATTTTAAAATAACTCTGTCCTTTGCCCGTTTTTCTGCCATTGCAAATGGATATGCATTTTTATTATTATATGGTGTGGCTTCTCCAATAGACCACTCTGCCCACTCGTCCTCACCGTCTGTTTCAACCGCAGATTCATGTGGGGTCATTCGACCAGAAACTAAAACTACGCAAATTTTCTTTTCAGCATCGGATTCTATAATTGTAGGTTCACTGAATTTAATCCGAAGGTGATTTCCAATTTGCTCTAAGGCGTAATGCTTCATTACAAATGTACCTCTCCTTTGAGGCAATTCCCAGCAAGCATCTTTAGAGTCTAGTCCAATCTCCTTGCAAAGTTCTTTAACTCTAACAGGAATCATTGGGGCCTCCATTCTTTTACCTCGTTTAAATCGAGTACATCTTCTTTCTTAACTAACTTATATCTTTCGGTTGCAACAAAATAAGCCTTAAGAAGACCCTTTTTTATAAAGCTATTAATTCTCCTAAAATTTTTATAGCCTAATAGTTCTGCCGCTTGCGTAAGAGTTATAAGTTCCTCTCGTCGTGGTGTGTTTTTTTCATCCATATTTGTCATAATGATCACCTATGAACAAAATACAACACCAAAATATAAAAAAATAAATTTTAAATTATTTGTGCCAAATTGTGCCAAAGTTCTTGATTTGTACAACACAATTGTTTTAAGTTTTAAATATGGAAAAGAACGACAGCGAAATCCTGCAAGCAGCAGTAGATGGTACTTTGAGTGAATTTTACGACGAGTACATAATTTTGGGTAAAAAGGCGGGTCGAAAGCAAAGAATGGTAGTTGCATCCGTAACACCTGGTAATAAGGAAATGGAATCAATCTATAAAAAAGTAATGAACTGGGCTTATAAAAAAGATGAAGATTTGGGAAAAACTTGAACAGTTTCCACCTCCATTGGTTAGGTGTTTAGCTAGACAAAAAGCAATGGGTAAAGCAGTAAAAGCATTATCCGACCAGGAGGTTGCTATATTAAGCAATGGATTAAATGCAGTAGAGGTAAAAGAAATATCTAAAAGCTCAAGTTGGGATAAAATAGAAATTGGTAGAGCGAAAGCGTTTTGCAGAGGTTGCTTGTTTGATCCATTATCTGCAGATGATAGGAACAGGGCGGGTGCTTACATGAGATCAAGTCCAACTTTTACATTTCTGCAAAATCATCCACATTGGGAGTCAACATTTCTACCTTTAATCAAACTTTACAAAGAGAGATGCCAAGAGAAAGAGCAATAAGCGACGAGCAAGTTGGTGCTGAGATGAAAAAGTCTGACATGTGCAGACATAAAGCATCTGAGGCTTTAGGTATAACCAAAAATCATTTGGATCGGATTATTGGTAAATCTGATAAGCTAAGTGCATTATACACACCCGGTAAAGTAGGTGGAGTTTTACCTAGACCCGTTGATCTACTAACCAGAAATGAGGAAAAGCCAACAGAGTCAGAGGTAGTTGCAGCAATAAAACCTCAGGGCGAATATATTAAGGGCTTAAAAAAACTAGGCTTTTCAGATGAAACAATAGGATCAATTCGTGCATTTGAAAAATTCGAAAAGCATACAGGTTTATTAATGGTTGAAGCCTTAAAAGGATATCTCAGTTTAAATATTCAACAGAATATGCAGTTATATGAAGTCTCTCAGGAATTAAAAAAAGAACTTGATGAAAGCCAAATGGATCCCGAAATGAAACTTCAATACATAAAAAGTTTAGTAAATGTTTCATCTGAAATAGGAAAAGGATATGACAGGTCTCTATCTGGAATTAATATCATGCTCAAGATGCATGGGGATGAGCAATCTAAGTCAAAGAAGAAAGCGGGATTTCAACCATTAAAAAATTTACAGAAATTAAAAGAAGAACTTGATGGCTAATTTTTACATAGAAGAAATAAACTCATTAGCTGAAGAAGAGTTAGTAGATTTAGATAAATTCTGGGAAGAGTTTGAAGAAAAATACAAATCTCAAGAATCACATTCAGAGTTTTTATTAAAAAGTTTAGTCAAGGTGGCATTCACGCAAGGTTACGTACATGGGAAAGCTAGACAAAGACCTACTAGCTGAAAGACTAGGGCAAGCAGTTAAGGGTGAGACTGAAAAGGATGCTCCCCCCTGGACACCTAACTTGACGCCAACTCAACAAGAAATGTTTGATTCTTCGGCTCTCTATCTTCTTGCATATGGAGAACGGGGAACGGGAAAAACATATATTCTAGGGGGGCATAAGTTAGCAAGGCATTTGTGGGAAAACTTCAATGCACTAGCAGTACTAATAGTAGGGATAAAGTCTCAAGCTACAATGGGTGGAGTTTGGCATAAATTAAAAACCGAAATCTTTCCACTTTGGGAAGATGGAATCGGTATGCATGTTTCAGGAGAAAGACAGGATGCACAGAAGAATTTATATATTGAAGTTTCTAATAGATTTGGTGGTACAAGTCAGGTGTACTTAGTTTCCGCACCATATGGTAGTTTTATCAAAGATAGAATCAAGGGTTTTGAGCCAAGTTACGTATTTGTGGATGAGTTAACAAATTTAGACACACCTGATTATTTTAATGCCGTAGTTCAACAGTTAGGTAGAAGACCTGGCATTGATTCCCCAATGCAGTATACCGCGGCATGCAATCCGGATGGACCATCTCATTGGGTATACAAAAGATTTTTTGAAATTCCACTAAAAGATGGAAAATATAATGATGATTACTTTGTTCGACATCTTAAAATAGAAGATAATTTAAAACACCTTCCCCCTGGGTATTACGATCGAATAATGGAGGCAGTTTCAACTGACCCAATTGAGGAAGCCAGAATGGTTCGAGGTGAGTGGATAGATAGACCCTCGGGTAGTGCAATATATAAACCTTATTTTATTGAAAACCTGCATATAAGGGGAACGGAAAAGCAAAGACTAATCCCATCCACAAAATATCCGATAATAACAGGTTGGGATCCTGGTTCTGTCAATAATGCGATAATATTCATGCAAAACATCATAATGAAGGGGAAGTCTGTATGGTTGGTGTTTGATGAAATTGTTCGAATAAATGAACATGTACCATATACAGTTTTGGTTCCAGAGGTTATGAGACGCATGATGTTCTGGAATAAAGAGTGCGACCATGAATTTAAATACATTCACATATCGGATAACTCTGCCTTTAATCAGTATAGGGCAAAGACGGGTTCGTATGATGTTAAAGACATACAGCATATATCACAAAGTAGAATAGAACATTTTGAGGGTCTTGAGCCTATTAGGTTAAAAGCGGCACCAAAATTTTCAGGTTCAGTTGAAGCTAGAGTAAGGCTATTAGTTGCCAAACTGCAGAACGAAGAGTTCATTCTTTCTGGTTCGTGCACTCATTTAAAAAAGATGTTCTATAGGCTAATATCAGAGCAAGAAAAAGGTAAGTATGATCCTAATATTGGATTCAAGCCAAAGAGAAGTATTTATGTTCACGCACATGATGCCCTTACATATCCCATACTTTCTTATGACGCCGGACCTGGTAATTTAACTCAAGCGGGAAGTAAAGTTGAAATAATAGAAATCAATGCTTGATTTTATGACCTAAAATATTAGATTCTAATTATGGCAAATACAATATTACTTAATACCACTGACGACGAGGCCACTCAAAATGCTTTTTCTAATGTCTCAGAAGGTCAAACTTGTGAGCTAACAGTTCAAATATTAATTAGCGAGAAATCAAAGGACAGAATTGCCGGAACAATCAGGATGCCTGTTACTGAAGTCAGGAGAATGACATCAGACATAGATGATCAAAATAACGCTAATGAAATGGTGGATGAAGAAGAAAACTTAGAACCAGAATCTGAAATCCCTGGTGGAGTGCTTCGCAGTATGATTAATGAGTGATTCACCAAGTGAATTAGCAATTAGGATTCATTACGAAACACTTAACCTTCAAGACTTATGGAATGAGAAAAGAGTAAAAAGACTATGCGGTTTTTTAAGTATATCCCAAAAGGAACTTTCCGCTCTTCTTGGAATTGTGGAGGATACTTTTTTCAGGCAACTAGCAAGCAGAAGGATATCTATGCCAGCATGTATTCTTTTAACAATATTAGAAAATTCAGCAATTGGGGATTTCGTACCAGATACAATCCCTGATGTATTATCCGGAGCAATAAAAAATGGTAGACTTAAAAATTCTTGAAAAGTATGGATGCACTCATGATCGATTGAGGGAAATTTTTACTGAAACTGATGAAAATTCTGATAATTTTAAAATAAGAGCAAAATTTGAGGATTATATAGAATCGCGAGTAAGGCAGGGAATTTTCCACTCAGCTAAACATAGTAATCTTTTCATGTCAGTGGATCTAGCTTGGGATAGCTTACCAATAAATAAAGCAACTATACCACTCTTGCAATATGCCCAAGGAAAAGTTGCTATAGAAGATACAGCAGAATCACTTGACGGTTTAGGTGTAGCAGATCAATTCTGCGAATATGATGAAGAAAATAATCTTAAAAGTATAAACTTACTAAGATTGTATGAAGTATCAGTTAATATAATTAGATCCTATGTAACTAGAAGAGTTGCCGCACAAGTATCTCGTTTTTCTAATTTATTTCCATATTTTAAATATGAGCCAAGGGGTACATCTGCTGAAGATAAATTAAGGGCAGATGTATTATCTCAAAGAGTAGAGATGATGTGCGACCAGTTTAATTACAGGCATTTATTTGGTCAGGGTATCAGAGATATGTTTATGTATGGTTTTGTTTTAATGTTTCCATCAAGTGCTTGGACTAGGTCAACTACATGGAGGCAGAATAAAACAAAAGCAGAGGGTATAGAAAGTTATGTATGTAAAGAAGGGGTGGACTTTGTAAAACCGCACCCAACAAGAATTATGCATGATCAATCTAAGCCACTTGCTGATATTAATACAGACAATGGTCCCGATTGGGTAGGGTATTGGGATGTTCTGCAGTATGGGGATATATGTAATAATCCAGGTTATTGGAATACAGATGATATATCTTTTAATACTAATCTTTTCGGCGCATATGACAGCTACAAAGAGTTTTTTAGCTACTACTTATCTCCCGATAGCATGAGATTCCCAACTCGAAAGTCTGAGTTTGCAATGAAGAATGACAGAACTGCAAACACTGGAGTTTACGGCTCAGAGGATGAGGATAAGGGAATATTTTTAAGTCATTATTTTTGCAAGATAAATCCCGCAGAAGAAGGTATCGGAGATTATCCTCACGAGGTGTGGATGAAGATGGTGGTAGCTAGTGATAATACAGTTTTGTATGCTGAGTTCCTTCCTAGTATTCCGGCTATTTACGGTGGTCTTAATCAAAATGATGCACGCATGGTAAATATCTCGGTGGCACATGAATTAATGCCATTCCAGGATCAAATGAATAACATTATGAACAAGATGCTTCATGATATGAAAATTTCCATGATGAAGATTTTCGCAATTGACCAAGATGCACTTGATGATGAGGCAAAAGTGTATATTCAGGATGCCATGAGCGAAGGAACTATGTACTCTAAGCCTCATGCATTATTTTACTCAGGAGCAAAAATTGCAGATTTAGGATTAAATGCAAAAGATTTTATTTCTGTAATAGAAGTTCAAAATGAAATGCAATCTTCCGTAACTCAAGCAATACAATCAACCACACAATTGCTCAACTTGGTAGAAAGATTACTTATTCTATCGCCACAGGAACTGGGGCAACCTGCACCTCGTGAAATCTCTGCTACAGAGGTAACAGAGATAGCTACCACTACACAGGCAATATATTCATTCATATCAGAAGGTATAGATGAATTAAGGGCGGGAGCAAAGAAGATGTTATTTGAGCATTTAGTAGCATGTAGTACAGAAGAGTTTCAAGTACCAGTGCAGGGTAGGTATACAAAAGAAATAGTAAAAAATGCAGGATTCCAAGAGGTTCAGTATTCAGCACAACCTGACTATTTTAACCCCCAAGCAAAACGAACCGTAATTGGAACACCCGATGTTTTATTACACGAATTTAACTTCTCATCTAGAGACGGAGCAGAAAGAGCAGTCAACACGCAATCTGCTCAAACTCTGGCGGGTTTATTACAGCAAATTGTATCTGTACAACCGATTATGCAAGCGGTGGGCACAGAAAAGATAATCGAGATCATGAATGAGATATTTAGGTTATCTGGGGCAGCATACGACTTAAATATTGAGACCGACACACAGGAAGATATGTCTCTTGCGAATGCACAGTTTGTTGAGCAATTAAAACAAACAGTCCCCCAAATTACACAAATACTAGAAGGCATGAATCAAGAGGTTCAAAGTATAAAAGGTGCACTACAAACCCAAGTTCAACCACAAGTTCAACCACAACAGCCACGCCCACCACAAGGGCAATTTCAACCAGGAATGCCACCTCAAGAGGTAGCAGGAATTAACCCACCAGAAAGATGAGTGAAGAAGAAAAAATAGAGGAGAATGTTGGAGCATCTTTAGTTTCAGCACTTTTTGATACAGTCCAACCAGAACCCAAGACAACAACAGAGGGGGATACTGACCAACCAATGATTGTTCAGTCTATAGGTACGGCTCTAGATAACCTAGAGGAACCAACTGAAAGTGTTGAGGAGGATGTTAAGGAGGAAGCTAAGCAAGAGGAAGAAAGTGCAGAAGAATTAAATGTTTTAGATAAATCATTATTCGAATCGGTCTCATCCGACCCGGAAGTAAAACCTACGGAAGCTGAACCTGTACAAGAACCCGTACAAGAACCCGTACAAGAACCTATACAGGAAGACTTAACTTGGTTGACACCAGACCAAAAGAAGAGACTTGATTTGATTGAATTTGCAGAAGACAATTTCAGTGAGCATGAAGGCTTAAGAAGTAAATATGTTGAATTTTTTAAATCCCAGAAGGACTACATTGAGTCGAGGCTTCAAGAAGATCCGGATGCAAGTCTTGATGACTCAGATCATGAGTATCAGAATTTCTTAAAAAGAAAAAAGCCTGAATTTAGTCAGGATGATTTTGAAAAAGTTGTAGAGTTTAGAACTAGAAAAATTACAAAGGAAGAAACCCTACAGGAATTAAAGCCGGAGATTGATGCATTAAAAGAGGAACAGCGGAAGCAAAAAATTGAACCAGTAGTGGAAAGTTTGAAAAAGAAAACTATGGACGATATAAAATCTATGGTTCCTGATTCAATTAAAAAAATTATAGAAGCGGAAGGTCCCCAAGTGGCTTATGAGAAAAACCCTGTGGAGTTTGAGATTGTAAATAGGGTTGCCACCAGTCACCAGGAAGTAATGTTTGCATTTCATGAAATATCTCAAGGTTTAACAGCATATGATCCTTCAAACAAAAATCATATTAGATTGGCAAACTTCATTGATCAGCTTGAGGCAAGTTTACCTGATAAAGATGGCAAGAAGTTCATAAATATAGGAAAATATCAAAATATGAACGCAGTGGAGAAAAAGAAGCACTACACGCTTTCTCCCGATGAAATAGTAGAACATGCAAATAATTCGGCAAAGAGATTTATAAATTTTGAACTTAATCAGTTTGAGGAAAAACTAAGGAAGTCTGGATTCATAAGGACGCAAGGTCAGCAACCTGCTAATAGTCAACAGTTTCAGCAACCAAAGCCTACTAAGCCAGCACCTAGAGAAGGTCACTCAGGAGCAACATCTTTTACTGAAAGTGGTCACTCAAATCCTGTACTATCGGTTCTTGGGATGTAAGTTTTAAATTTCAAAACTTAGTTTTAAAAAGAAAAAGAAATTACGGATTGTCAGGTTTTTAAAAAAAAATAAAAAACTTTTGCCTTTTTGATATTTTTGCTTGTTGGCGTGTTATTATTAGTTATCTGACCTAATAAGTTAGGTACTAAATTAACAAAATAAATATTATGGCAAATCCATTCGATAACTCGCAACTGAGTACGCCCACAGCTTCCGCAACAGGAAGTCTTGTTAAGGCACCTGGCGCATTAGATGGTGCAGGAAACTTTCTTCCTCGCATTGTAAGTGTAGACTCTAGTACCGGTTGTACACTTACTAACGCCAGCATCAAGGGTATGACGCCTGCTGAATTTGAGGGTCTTTCCAATAAGGAAATTGATCTCGCTCGTGTAATAGCGTCTGCAGCTGAAGCTAAAATGCTCGGAGTCCAAGAAAAAGGTTTCGCATCTCTTCTTAGGTCTAGTATTACAAATATTAAGCCACTCCTTAACGAGCAAAAGGTTGAGACTCAGTCAATGATTCTACCTTATATTCAGAGAAGACAAAGAAGTTACATTAATAGTAATTACTTCGCCGGATCTGGAGGACAAGCAGCAGCTAATGCAGGAACAAACGGATTACACTCAGGTGCATGGCAAGTAACTGTTGACCTTGGTGAGTCACCTTGGAAAACAAATCTTTCACTAATTGATAGATACTTCTTACCAGGCTCTACTGTTATTGTAAGTTCATGGGATAGCTCCAAGAAGGCAAAAGACTTAGTATACAAAGTTATTTCTGCTGTTGACGCTACTCAATCTGGTGCTGGCGCTTCAGCAACTTTGATTCTTGAGCCAAACATTACTGATGCTGGTTACACTAATTTAGATGCAACAGGAAAAGCTGCTTATCAATTCGAAGTTGGTGTAGTTCAAACTGGTGCCAACTCTGTTAATGATTACGAAGAATGGTGTCAGAATCAGCCTGCTGATTTAAGCAATCAATTGATTGTTAACTGGCTCCAAACTACTCGTGAGTCTCGCATTGTTGACGACCAATACAAGGCTACCCTTGAGTCAATCATGACTGGTAAAACAAATCCGTTCCTGCAGAACTTTGTTTACCAACCTCTCGCCGAGCAAAACAAGCGTGCAAGTCAACTTTCTGACGAAGCATGGTTACGCTCTGTTTGGTATGGTCAAAAGATTAATGAGAATCAGACTCCTGAGACTTATATGAATCTTCCAGCCGTCACCGACCCAGAGGGTGTTCGTAGTGGTTCTTCATCATTTGGATCCGATTGTGTTCTTGAGTATAAATCAAATGCTCTTGGTCTTCACACTCAACTCCGTGATGCAAATCGTGTTGTTGATAATCAAGGTGAAACCCTTGACCTGGATTACTTGTTCCAACAGCTTTATTACTTGAAGCGTCACCGTGAAGCAGATGGAGATTCCATTTCTGTAATCGACGTGATGACTGATCGTATTACTGCTAACAATATCTTCACTGTAATGAATAATTACTACAAAGCGAAGTATGGTTGGGATACAGTTCGTAATGCAGATATCAATCAAAAGATTGAGCATAATGGCATCATGTTGTTCAACTACAACAAGTATGATATTCCAGAAGTGGGAATCCAACTTGCTGTTTTCCATGATCAATACTTTGATGATTTGATTTCAGCTACTCCTAAGAGTGACGGTTCGAACAATGACTTCCAGTCTCGTTCACGTGCACTTTGGATGCTCGATTGGTCTGACATTAAGTTAGGAATTGCAGGAACAAATTCTGTGACTCGTAAAAATCCATCTCCTGAGGTTATGGACGCTTACCGTTGTCGCATGAATGCAGTAATCAAGGAATACTCACTTCGTTCTACTACATGGACTACCATGTTAGATCGTCCTGAGCGTCACCTGATTATACAGAACTTTGGTTCTGGTGCTCCAACAGTGACGACTTAAGTCCTCCTTTTTTCATTCTATTAGAGAGGGGGGCACTGCGTAAGCGGGGCCTCCCTCTTTTACTTACAAAACATGAAATATCTATACACAAGCAACGCCACAAAAGAATATAAAGCCTTAGGAGATTTTTGGAAGTTTGAGTCAATTCATACACTACATGGATGGGTTGGTGCGATTAAAGTTAACCCAGAACTTGCAGAGGAATTATTAAAGCATCCTCAAGTCCAAGAAGTTGATGAGGATTTTTACAACAATCTAGTAAAAAAAAAGAATCTGACGCAGAATCCAAACCGAAAGGAAATACAAGTTACATTAGACGCAACCAAACCGATGCACGCCCAAGAAAAAAGTGCGGAGTCTGTGGAGGTCGAGGAAATTGAAGTAAGGGATATTGACCCCCCTAAGAAAAGCTCTCCAAAGAAAGCATCAAGGAAGAAGAAATGAATGAAGACACGATGAGTGAAATAATTGATGGCTTGCGTGTAGTCGGTGTGAATACTGGCGTTTTAGGAGTTGTGACATTTGGTGACCTGGAGGGCATTCTGAATATAACATTGCTGTCACTGACTTGCATTTGGACAATTATCAAAATCAAAAAACTGCTTAAAAAATGAATACATTAAGAGAAAGTGACGGGTATCCTCCTGTTTATCCCACGGCTCAGGATTCAGAAGTTCCTGTTCTAGTTTCCAATCAGGGAAGATTAATGGTTTCTCAGCGACCTGCCGGACTTGGAATGTTTGGCGTTATGTGTGCAAATAATTATGTTAAATTGCCCTACTTTAAAGCAGACCAAGTAAGAATATCGAATACATCTGGCAAGGAAGCAAAGGTAACTAAAACATGGGATAAGCAAGTATTGGCTAATTTTGATACTGATTTATATAGTAATGGTCAGTCAATTAATGGCGTAAATGGATGGGATGGTAATGGGGTTACTACTCCTGACTCAACAGATTCTTTAAGGTTTCCAATTATGGAAATCCTACAGGGGAGAAGGTCTGTTTATGTGGATGATAAAATTACAAAACAAGGCTTATTAAGAGATGGAGTTGTTCCCGATGGAAGCAAGATGACATCATTATTTAGACCACGACTTCAATCAAGAATGGTTGGTTTGGGAATTTATGATGGAAGTAAAAACTTAATTGTTGGTATTTATACTAAGGATAAGAAGTTTGGTATCTATCAAGATGGCGGAGATATTGATACAAATATTTCAGTTGAATCAGAAATTGTCAGACTTGAAATTGTTTTTGCTCCTACCGCAGGGTTATTGAAATATTATGCCCATCAGAACGGAGAGAGGATTTTACTTTCTGAATCTACAACAGATTCAATAAAACCCGAAAATTTAGCATATGCGAGTTATCGAGTAGGCGCAGAAGGAGAGGGCGCAATTGTAGATGAATTTAAATCTTATTTATTTCGCGCAAGTACATTAAATTTTGAGGTACTACCATCATCATCATCGGTTATTTTTAGCTTAGAGGAGTCCACGGATGAGTTAATGATTCAGAATATTGGCTCCATGACTGGCAATTACATTGATAATACAGATCCAATTTTCTTAACTGGATTTTATGAGGAGTCATGATACACACAAATGAATATTCTGACACGCAGTACTTAAGTCTGCAAACTGGGAAGAGTTCTACTCCTGAGCCTGATCCACCACAACCGCCCCAAAACCCAACGGACTTATCTGATGCAGTAAACGACCCCATTGCTCAAATTGGAAACCCAGGTCAAAGGCAGTATCATGATACGCTAGAATGGGATACCCTACTACAAGATGGTAGGACAAGACCATATGTTGACCTACAGTTATACCCAGATGCGAACAAAGTCAGACTTCCTATTTCGGTAAAAGATTATGATCTTTATGCCGACACAGGCAGGTTCTACGAAGATGTAGTCATAGATGGCAATACATCTATAGGTGGTGGAATAAGTGGTGATTTAGATGTAGAGGGAAAGTTAACATATCTCCGGTCGCTAGAAGTAGTAACCGAAGATAAAACTATTTCAATAGACGATAAGTCTAAGATTATTCATGTAGAACCAATTGGTGCAAATGTTACCTTAACTCTGCCTGCCTCGGGAATACCATCAGGATTTACGATAGATGTTATTAATGCAAAGCAGGGTTCATACACAGTAATAGAAACAGAAGCGGGGACACTAAGGGCGAAGCATCCTGGACTATCTCAAGCCTATTCTTCTGCTACAGTTTACTGGACGGGTGATAATTGGTACGCAATTGGTGACTTAACGCCTATTGTGTAATGTTTGGCGTAAATGTTGAGTCTATTGACTTTAACCTTCCTGTTGATGCATTAACGGAGAAACCTCTGTTTGCATTTTCTTGCAATAGGCATGTCAGGGAGAACTACAGGGGGCCATTATTACTAGCAGATGATAATTCCCCTATATCCGTAGATAATTTATCTACCAAGGTTGGATCTAAAGTTAAGGGTATATTTGATCAGAAGGCTAGGTATGGACATGGACAGCATGATGCCACCGCAGAAGGTAATATAATATTTAAAACTCAATCTTCGTATTATTATTTAGAATTTGATGGCAGTAGTTATTTCACTCTGCCTATCGATCAGTATTTGGTTGGTGATATAGGTGTGTTGGTAGTGTGTGACCCCGACGGGGGAGGGCGAGCGCCTGTTTTCTCAGGCGTGAGCCCTACACACGAACTTTCATTCGATGTAGGCACTGCTTACATGCGATTTGCCTACTATCAATTAGCCGACAAGCAGAAGTTATTCGGGGGAATAGATAGCCCTGAAGTTAGAATAGATGGATATGCAGGAAACTTTGCAGATGAAATAAGAATTGATAATGTTTCGGGAAGTACTGGTAAAGCAGTTAGGAGTGATAATATTGGAGATGCTTTGACTTCGTGTATGATAGGAAGAGATTCCACTCATTATTTTACGGGTAGATTATATGAAATGGTGGTAACTGATTTTGAGATACAACCTGATTCAATCAGTCAAGTATTTGATGACTGGAAAAACTACTATTCATTGACCTAGTTTATGACCTAATATATTATGTAATCATGTTCGAGCTACTTACAATGTTTTTAACCGGAGGTGGATCGGCTGCACTTGGGTCTATTCTTAAGGGTGTATTTGGCACAATAGCAGACAACAGGCAACAGAAGTTTGAACTAGAATTAGCAAGGGAGGCACGAGGAAATGAATTTGCGCTTAAATTTCAGCAACAACTTAATAATGGCCCTGGTGGTGCTTTCACTAGGGCTACAAGGAGGTTGCTCGCACTTATCCTCATCGGAACGCTCTCAGCGGTCGTTATACTTTGCACCCTCTATCCCTCAGCAGAAATTATCACCCTCAGCAACGCAAGTGGAGAAGGAAAAACAGAGTTCCTCTTCGGACTCATCTCGTTTCCTGCTAAACAGTCGCCCATTATGGTTACCACGGGACATTTAAGTGCGTACTTCGTTGTGATTTTATGCCCCATGGTGGTCGGATTTTACTACACTCCCGGAGGAAGAAAATAGATGAAATGGTCAGAATTTAATGAATCAGTAAGAACCTTTCTTTTAGTAGATGCAGAAAGAAAGGGTAGGGGCATACAGAATTATATAAATAAACAAATTATTGCAGGAGTATTAGACCTTCAACAATATGTTGATCAGCTAAAAGAAAGTAATGTAAATACATTCTTCGAAAGTGATATGCTTCCCGTTCCGTCAGGAACAAATTCTTCAGAAGTTGAGTTTGTCCCCACTCATGCAAAAATAAATTCTATTATAGTATCTGGATTGGAAACTGACGAATCAACTAGATGGTATTCTTATGTACAGTATATTCCATGGATAGATAGATTTTCTGTAATAAATGGATGCCCAACTCGTTCGAAATCATATGCGGGAAAAATTACATTTGGAGATGGTAAGTTATATTTATGCTCACCTTTGGTAGAAAATGAAAAACTTTACATTTATTGGACTGGAGAAAAAAGAGTATATGATACAGATGATATAGTTATTTTTGATGACAGTTGCGCAAAGGCAGTAGCTGATTTTGTAAAGGCACATTTAAATCGAGAAGTGGATAAGGATGTGGCTATGTATAAAAGCTACATGGAAATGTATAATAAGCAGAGACAACAAATTCATGTGAACTGGAAAGACTATAATG